CGTTGGCGGCGCCGTCCGATGGCCCGCCATCGACGCCCCCGACCCGGAAACGATAGGTGGCCGCATGCGGCGGCCGTAGTGAATGAACAGCGAGGCAGCCATGACGACAGCACCCGTAACTGAACCTGTGACGGAACCCGTGACCGACCCCCTCCCCGTGCCCGCCCCGCCCCCGGTGCCGGATCGCGCGACGGCGCACCGCGCCCGCACCGCTGTCGAGCAAGGCCCAAACCTCGGGCGCATCGTGCTGTATCACATCGTCGAGAGTCCGCACCAGCCCGCGATCGTGGTGCCGGCCGTTATTCAGGCCGTCCGCGAGGACGGCACGGTGCGGCTGTTTGTCTTTGGCGGCGGCCCGGATCTCGTGGACGACGTCGTCATGGGCGAGGGCGTGGGCCAGTGGAGTTGGCCGGATGCGGTCAACGCGCCGGGGGCGGGGGCGGGGTCGGCGCCCGCGCTGACGGCGCTCGCGCCGGACAGCGTCGCGCTCGGGGCGCCGTCGTTCACGCTGCATGTCCAGGGCGCCGGCTTCACGCCCGACAGCGTGATCGTCTTCGCCGGCCACGACGAGCCGACGACGCTCGTGTCCCCGACCGAGGTGACGACGGGCGTCGACATGAGCCTGTGGCTCGGGGCCGACGCGGTGCCGGTGACCGTGCGCAATGGCGACGGCGCGCCGAGTGCCCCGCTGACGTTCACGTTCACGGCGGCGCCGGCCCGCGAGGCCGAGTCGCGCCGACGCGCGCGGGAGTAACGCGTCGGCACACCCCATGCTGGTCACGGTCACCGACCTGATCTACGGCGCGCTGACGGAGATCCGCGTGGCACGCGGGGGCGACGTCGTGCGCGCCGAGGATCAGGCGCTCTGTCTCAACCTGCTGAACGAGGTGATCGAGCGGCTGCCGGTGACGCCCAATGCGCTCTATGCGCGGGGCGGGGCGTCGGTGACGCTCGTCCCCGGGCTGGGTACCTTCCACACCATCGGCCCGACCGGGACATGTATCGTCCCGCGGCGGCCGGTGCGGCTGACCCGCGCCACGCTCGTCCTGCCGCCCACGACCTTGGTGGACGTGCCGCTGCAGTCGGCGGCGTGGTACGCCGGCCAGTCGCTCCCGCTCCTCACGGCGCCGATTCCGCAAGGGCTCTACTACAACCCGGCGTGGCCCAATGGCACGCTGGCCTTCTGGCCGCAGCCGTCGATGCCCTACCCGGTGTCGCTCGAGTTCGACGTCGAGCTCGTCGCGGTCGCGGATACCGACAGCCTCGACCTCCCGCAGGGCTACAGCGAACTGCTGCGCCTCTGGACGGCGAAGAAAGCGGCGCCGAGTTTCGCGCGCGAGTTCTCGGCGGCGTCCCAGGCGGCGCTCACCGAGTGTCTGGCTGACATCTTCGGCAGCAACATCGGCCGCGTGAATGACGCCGACACGCGCGACGGCGGCGTGCCCGGCGGGCGCGGCGGCATCTACGACTACCGCACGGGGCAGGTGACCTGATGCCGAAGTGGAAGGGCTTTGTCGGCGGCACGGGCGTCGCGCAGGTGCTGAGCGGCGCCATCGAAGATACCGTGAATCTCTACGTCGAACGCCTGCCGGACGATGCCGCGAACGAGGCCGCGCTGCTGCCGACGCCGGGCTTTCAGCCGTGGGGGGTGGCGACCGGCGATGTCGGCACGCGCGCGATGGTGTCGATCGCCAACAACCGGCTGTTTGCGGTCATCGGCGCGGGCCTCTGGGAGTTCACGCTCTACGGCGGGGCGATTCGCCGCGGGACGGTGTCGCTCGACGCGAACCCGGCGCAGCTCGCCTACAACGGCGTCATCGGCGGGCAGATGGGGATCGCGAGCGGCGGCAACATCTACGCCTACGACCTCACGACCAACACGCTCACCGGCCCGTACTTGAACGGCGGCTACACGCACATCGCGTATGCCTCGGGCTTTGGCCTCGCCTTCAACAGCACGACCGGCAAAGTCAATCTGTCGAATCTCAACAACCTGACGGTGTGGAGTGCGGCGCAGTTCTTCCAGCGCTCGCTCTTTGCCGATCCGTGGCGCGCGATGTTTGTCGACCAGAACAACTTGATCTGGCTGATCGGCACCGACAGCTTCGAGGTCTGGTACAACACCGGCCAGGGCACGCAGCCGTGGGCGCCGCTCTCGGGGCTCGTCGGCGTCATCGGGATCGTCGGGCCGTTCGCCTACGCGGTGGCGCAGGCCGGCAACGTCTGGCTGGCGCGCAATCAAGCCGGGCAAGGGCTGCTGGTGATGACGCACGGCGGCCCGCCCGAATCGTTGTCGTCGCGCGCGATGGCGTCGGCCGTCACCACCTACTCGCGCAGCGGCGGGCTCGCCGATACCGAGATGGTCCATCACCAGACCGACGCGCACCTGTTCACCAACATCACCTTTCCGCGCGGCGGCACCTGGAGCTACGACAGCGTCGAGCAGTCGTGGACCCGCCGCGGCAAGTGGAATCCGGCGACGGGCACCTACGCCATCTGGCAACCGCGCGCGCATGTGATGGCGTTCGGCAAGCACCTGGTCGGCGATCGGACGACGGGCATCGTCGCGGAAATGGATGCGGCGTTCGCGACCGAGCTCGACGGGACCGGCATTCGCCGCTTGCGGCGCACGCCCGCCCTGCTCAGTGAGAAGCGCCGCGCGCCGATCGATCAGCTCGAGCTCTTGATGGACGTGGGCCTGGGCGTGCAGAGCGGCCAAGGCGCGCCGCCGACGGTGCTGCTGCGCGTCAGCGACGACGGCGGGCGCACCTGGAGCAACGAGCTGCGCGCGTCGACCGGCGCGGCCGGGGCCTGGCGCACGCGCGTCTACTGGACGCGGCTCGGCCTCTTTCAGCACGCCGTCGCAGAGTTCACCTATAGCGACCCGGTGCCGTTCCGGGTGGTCGACGCGTATCTGAACAACCTCGAGGCCGCATGAATGCCGCGCACGCTGCCGCCGATTCCCGCGAATACGCCGATTGCCGACACCAAGGACGGCACGATCACCACGTTCATGCGCCTGCGCTGGCAGCAGCTCGTGGACGGGTGGGCGCAGACCGGCGCCGCGGCGGCGTTCTCGACGGTGGCCGCGGGGCAGACGGCGGCGCTGCCGACGACCGCGGTCTTTACGACGCCGACGCCGGGCGTGTATCGCGTGACGTGGTTCGTGCGCAAGACGCGCGCGGACGGCGCGGCGTCGTCGCTGACGGTCACGATCGGCGGGGTCGATCTCGATGGCCAGCCGCTGACCTACAGCGGCGCGGCGCTGACGCTCGACACCACCACGGCGTGGCAGTCCGACACGAAGCTGCTGCGGTGCCGCGCGCCCTCGGATCTCACGGTCGCGGTGGCCTACAGCAGCACGACGGCGGGGCAGATGCGCTATGACCTCGAGGTGCGCGTGGAGCAAGTCGCATGAGTGACGCGCCGGGCACCGTGCTGGTCGAAGGCGGCGGCGTGGTCGTGCGCTACGCGACGCTGGCGGACGTGCCGGCGGTCGTGGCGCAAGCGGGCCGGTATACCGCGTCGGTCTTCAGCGGGACGCTGAGCCAGAGCGCGTACGAGCTCGACCCGTTCGCCACCGCGCAGGCGACGCCGGCGACCGAGGACAGTCGGCTGCTCATCGCGACGCTGCACGACGTCGTCGTCGGCGTGCTGAGTGTCGCGGCGCTGACGCATCCGGCGACGCGCGTGCGGTTCGCGTGCGATCTCTTCTGGTGGATGGAACCGCCGCTGTGGCTGCGGGCGCGGGTCGGGATCCGGCTGCTGCAAGCGTTCGAGGACTGGGCGGTCCTGCGGCGGGCGCCGCTGCTCATCGTGACGAGCGGGGACGATCGGGACGCGGCGTTCCTGACGGCGGTGGGGTTCGACGCGACGCGCGGCTGGGCGCGGCGGACGGAGGCGTAAGCGATGGCGACCAAAGAACCGTACGGGCTCACGCCGCTGACGACGGAAGGGCTCGCCAATCTGGGCCATCCCCTGAGCCTCTCCGACTTCAATCAGGACGCGCAAGGCCGCTACTGGCGCACCATTCGCGGCGAGAAAACGTACTACCCCCGCGAGTGGTTCGATGCGGCCGGGACGTTCACGGGGACGGGCACGCAACCGGGCGACCAGGCCGGGCAGGACAGCGGCTTTTTCCATCGGGGCACGCAGTGGGACTGGACGACGGGCCAGTGGCATAACCCGATCAATTGGGCGAATGTGATCGGCGTGGCCGCCGCGGGCGGCGTCGGCGCCGGGTTCGCGGCGCCCTTGATCGCCGGGGCCGTCGGCGGCGGCGCGGGGGCGGGCGCGGGGGCGGGGGGCGTCGGCCTCGGGGAAACGGCGGCGACGACGGGCCTCGCGGGATCGGGCTTTGGCACCGGCGCGGGGCTCGGGATCACGGCGGCGCCGGGGCTGGGCAGTGTAGGCGGCGTGCTCGGCGAAACAGCGGCGACGGTCCCGGGCGTGGCAAGCGGGGCGGGCGCGAGCTCGGCGTATGGCCCGCTGGCGGGCGGCTACGGCGCCGCCACGCCGAGTGCGGCCGTGCCGTCGGCCCTCGCGGGCACAGGAGGAG